TTGGCTTTTGACACCATCGGAATACGATCGCCATTTTTGGACGAAAGCCTGGCTTTGGCCATTGAAAAAGAATGCATTCGTCGGCAGGGAATCGACTTGAAAACCGGGGAACAAATTTATTCGATAACAACGGGTTCTTTGCAAGGAAGCCATGATTCCAGGATAAGCGTAAAGGTTGACAGGGAACAATGGTCAAGTGACGGCAGGGGTTTAAGCAAGATGGATACAGATCCATATGTTTACATCGAAGCAAGTGTCCACAAGGCCATGATGGGACATAACTGTTGGGGAGGGCCTATTGATTTTAGTTCATCGGTTAGCTGGATGATTGGATTGGTAGAAAATCTTACCGAAAAAAAATTGCCTCACGCTAGTGAATGGATGGTGAGGCGGGCCGATGTGGCCGAATGCTATGAACTTGACAGTTTCGAGGCTTGTCAAGAATGGTTTAGGGGTCTGAACAATGCGGAGTATCCCAGGAGGGAAGTAAATCGGTATGGGTTATCAGGGCTTTATGCTCCTGGAGTTACTACCTGTATAAAATTCTACCACAAAGGGCCTGAGTTTTGGAAGCATGACAGAAAAAGATTGAAAAAGTTTTTAAGAGAATCGCAAATTAATGAGATACAAGAGAAAGCGAACAAAATAATACGTGTTGAAGTTGAAGTTAAAGCTAAAAAGATTGAGTATAACTATGGACGATTACCTAAAATTGATTTTGTTGACGAAGGTTTCTTTGAGAATGTTCATGATGAAGAAGTAAAACGAATTTTAAGAGAAGGTGAAAAGAGTATGGATATTGTTAGAGGAATGAATAATGTTGAAAACAGGCTTTACGAAGTATACGATGAAAGTTTAGCGAAAGTATTATTGGGTTCATGGTATGTGCTATCGTCAATGGGAGAAAGGCAATTAAAGGAAAGGCTAAAAAGAAGCACTTATTATAATCATATAAAATTGTTGAAAGAAGCCGGAATTAGCTGGTTAGGAACAGATGTAAATATTAAGGATACATATATTGTTCCCGCTGATTTTACACCTGTAAGAGAAGATAAGAGACGCATGGTTGAAATATCGCCTATAGTTCAGGAAAAGATAATGCTGTATAAATCAGCTTAATATTAGGGTGTGGGTGATATTAATGATAAAAGAAGAATACATGAAAGTATTTATGCACTATTACGACCACGAACGCTATGAAAGACTAATAATGGTAATTGAAAACGTGATAGGTAACAGCCTATTTACACAGCGCACTGATGAGGAAAAGGTAAATGAAATATTTAGCATACTGGAAAGTTTTAAAAAATCAAAAGAGTTAAGACCAATTTACATAATAAAGCCAAGGTCAAATAAGAAAGCGTTATAAAAAAGGTTAAAATAAAAAGGAGGGCTAAAAATGAAAGAAATGGTGAATGTGAAATTTGTTAAGAGGTATGATTTTGCGGACGTAAAAACAGGTGAAAGGATTTACGGAGTAAAAGTGGAGTATGAGGGGGACAACGTGGTTGCAGATAAGGATTACGAAGGCATACAAAGGGTAAGCCTTACAACAAGAGACATGAGAATGTACGAGAAATTCAAAGGACATGTTCCCGGGCGTTACGAGTTGGATTTACAGGTGGTTCCTGTGGGAAATAAGACAAGGTTAGAGTTGGTAAATGCGACTTACATTGAACCGGCAAAAATAATTAAGGCTTCATAATGTAGGTGAAATAAATGATTCAGATTAAAGTATATGACATTGCATCCCAGGAGCAAGTTCAAACTATGGTAGTAGTCAACACGGAATTTTATTTTGGATTGCTCCTGGGGGCCATAACAGCCCTTACGGCCTGGGTAGCCATGAGGGGGGTTACAGAATGATTCCGGAAATAACTTTTGACAGCCAAGCTTTATATGCTGGCTTTTGGGACGGCTTTTTGCTGGCATTCATCGCCGGGGGTGCTGGCTGGGGAATAAAAAGCATGTTCAAATTATTTAAAACGATAACAGGAGGTTGAACAAAGATGATTAAAAGTGAGAAAATCAAGGGATTAGTATTAAAATCAAAAAATGCTATCGCTGGTGCCGTTGGAACTGTTGTGGTCGGCGCCACAACCGCCGCTATGGCGGTAGGAGTTGAAAATACCGCTGTAACGGGTGCATTTACTCAGCTTAAGGAAGATGTGCTTGCCACAATGTCTCCCATTGCAACCGCCGCCGTAGGTGTGGCCGTGCTGCTGTTTGCCTGGAGATATGGCCGGAAAATCTTCACCACCATTGCGAAATAATTTATAAAAAACAGGTCGGATGTTCGGCGACATCCGGCCTTTTTTTATAATTTGGAACTGTATGTTCACGGGTACCCACCGGATCAGCCTCTAAATAGGAACTTTAAGTTAAAGGAGTGGAAAAAAGAGTGTATAAAATTGTAAGAAAAATATCGATTTTGATATTTATAATATGGTTTTCAATATGTGCGGTATATGTCTACCCAAATAAAAAAGCAGAAGCTGTAATTCCATTGGCATTAGTTCCATATGCTGCAACTGTATTGGTAGCGGCAGGAGTAACCTTTGCAACAAATGCAGAATTACAAAATACAACAAAAGCATGGTTAGGAACATTGCCAACAATAAGAACAGATTTGATGCTACAAGATTATAATGCGGCTGTAAATGGTACAAAAGCGGTATGTAATGTAGCAACAGACGTATGGAATGACGCAAAAACATGGGTAGATAATTTAATAAATCCTGGTGCAAATGATGTAAATTTATCAATAACAGATACGGCTGGTGTAACAATAGAATATGCCTTACATCCTGATGCTAGGAATGAATTATTAGTTATGACTAGCTCAAGGCCATATTTGACACATTTTTATGTTTTGAAAAGTGATGGTAAATATGAAGAGTATGGTATTAAAACTCTGACGTTACATAATATAATTGCTAGTGGCGGGAAAGTTAAAATTGAAACCGGAACCAATACAAGCATGGAGTTTGCTACTAGAAATAGAACATATACAGAGACTGCATCTTTAACGGCCAATAGCACAACAAATATTTGGGATTGTGCTGATGGTGCTGTAATAAATGTGTTAACAATGAAAACAAATGCTTCATTAACTGGTGCGACAGATTGGGTAGATAATCCAACAAGGGACTGGTCAGATGGGCAAGGATTAAGAAAGGTAGGTGTGCCATTAGGTGGCGTAATTGATGAGCTATTGGGAAAATCGCATCCAGATGTAAAACAGATAGATACAGGTACATCAGACCCGCCAGCAGATGCGGTATTTGATGGGACAACAGAGATAACAGGGTTATCCAGTGTGTTTGATGCTATAAAAATCATGTCGGCGAATATCGCAAAATTTTTTGATTTAACAATACCTGTAAACATGGATCCATTGAAGTTATCAGGAGAAATATTCACAACAAGATTCCCATTTTCATTACCATGGGATTTAATGAGAAGTTTCCAGTTATTTAATGACAATACTTTTAATCCAGTCCTAAATGTAGATATACCAGCAGGACCAATATTGCCAAACTTAAATTTTAATATAGATTTAAGTGTATGGTCAAGTATTGTTGGTTATGTAAAAGCATTAGAATTATTAATATTTGATATAACATTAGTGTTGGTGACAAGAAAATTGCTAGGTGGTGGTGTATAAATGATAGCAATATTTAACGCGATAATAAGTAGTTTAGGAACAATATTGCAAGCAATGTTATTGTTGTTGCCAACATCACCATTTAATTTTGTATTAAGCATAGATAATCAATGGATAAAAGCAATGTGCTGGATATTTCCATTTGCTGAAATAGTAGCCCATCTGCAAATATATTGCACAGCAGTAATTACATATTATGCTATCAGGGTGGTTTTAAGGTGGATTAAGGTGGTTGGAAGTTAATGATTACATTGTATAGTGGTACGCCAGGAAGTGGGAAAAGCTATCATGCCATAGAGCTAATATTATCTATACTATCAAAAGGCAGATATGTAATAGCGAATTTTCCGATTAAATTTACACAAAAGCAAATAAAAAAGGGAATAGACAAACTATTTTACTACTATTCAAACGAAAAAATAACAATAGATGAACTAATAGAATTTGCATTGGAGAAGGATTTTATAGAGAATGGTAAAGAATCTCAGTGTTTAGTAGTAATAGACGAAGCAGGGGGCAGATTTAATTGCAGAGACTTTAGGGATAGTATGCGGAAAGAATGGATAGATTTCTTTTCACAACATAGGAAGTTAGGATTTGATTTTATCCTTGTTGCACAAAATGACAGAATGTTGGATAGACAAATACGTGGTTATCTCGAATATGAGAAGAAGCATAGAAAAATAAATAATTTCTCAGCGTTTAGTATGCTTCCTTTAATAGTATTTGTGGCAGTTGAATACTGGTATGCATTAAAACAGAGAACAGGTTCAGAGTTTATTCTATTCAAAAAAAGAATAGCAAATCAATATGACAGTATGGCACTATTTTCAGGCTTTACATTGTCAAGTGAGCTTATAAAAAGAATTGAGGATAAGAAGGCAGGAAAGGAAAAAGAAGAAGTGCCTACTGGATTTGATGTAAATATAAACGCAATATATTCTGATGAAAAAGAAGTTGTATAATATTGTTAAGGAGTAATTAGAATGGCAATACATGATTTAAAAATAGAGAGTGAATACTTCGAAGAAGTAATAACTGAAAGGAAAAGATTTGAAGTAAGGAAAGATGATAGGTGTTTCAATGTTGGCGATTTATTGTTTTTAAGAGAGTTGAAAAACAAACAATATACGGGTAGGCAATGCAAGGTAATAGTAACTTATATTTTGCGTGATGATAGATTTGTTAAGCCTGGCTTTTGCATTATGTCTATTTCTATGTTATGGGATTAAGAATGGTTACTGAAAGCCTTGATAATAAAGGGGTCAGGGAATAGTTGTCATGGAACAATCAAATCCCTTCCTCAAAAACACATTTTTATTGAGAAGTATTCTCGGTATGATTTTCCTGGAAAAAGGTGTGAAAAAAGTAGCGAGTGAGAAGGAAAAGCAGGGTAGCAGCTGGAGCGGATCTTCTCCTCATCGGTCTTGATGAAGGGGGTAGACCTGATGTGGTAATATTAAAATCCTTGTGGCAGTAGTGCCCATAAAAAGGAAATGAAAGAGATAATATTCACTATGTTTTTTAAGTGGTGCCCTGGTTGCTTAAATTGTCTGAAAATAAAGCAGCCAGGGCACCACTTAAAAATTAGGCTTGCTGCAGGCATAAAAAAGAAAAGCACGGACCGGGACATGGCGGGTTCCCTGGAGTGGGGGTGGGGGGTCCCCCGCCCAGGGTGCCATGTCTCGGAACCGTGTGCTGCTTTTAATTTCTGAAAGCCTTGATAAATAAGGGGTCGGGAAATGGCTGTCACGGAACAGGTAAATCCGAACCTCAAAATCAAACTTTTTTCAAAAAACGAATGTAGAAGCCGGGGAATGAATCCCCGGCTTTTTTTTCTAGCAGTTTGGATATTTTATTAAGGCTTCTATTATTTGGTTTATGTGTGCTGGATGTGTATTTAGCACACATGGTCTTGGTAGTGCTTTGATACCCTGTGCCCAATCTCTTGTGCGTCTGCTATATCTTCCGTCCCAATCTGCTGCTTTGACCGTTTCGGCTAGAAGCTGAATCACAATATCCATGTCCTGTGTCCAAATTAGAGTTGCAATTGTATCTCTTGGGGTTTTTTTATTGGTAATGTCCTCTTTTATTTGATTTTCAACTCCATGTTTTGTCTTTGTAATATATTTCAGCATTTGCGTTATAATCATTTGTTTTCCTCCTTTTTGGGCGGTTTGGCCGCCGCCCTCGGCTTGTTTGGTTAATTGAATTTAACTTCGCTGAATTTGTTTTTGGCAAATCCATCTGTTCGGACACTCCTCACATCCGCTAGGTTTATGCATTTCACAAAAGTTTATCTGTTTTTTGTCTCTTATTTTTTGTATTTTGTTGCCGTGTAAAATAGCTTCAAGTTCTAGTTCTATTTCTCTCCTTTCATGTTTTGTTATATTTTCAATGTATGGAATTATATTTCTTAGTACGTGCGTTTTTCCTGCTATAATTCCAGAGTCATAACCTTTATTCCAATCTTTATTTTCAAGTTCAGGTTTGTATGTTTCTATTAAGTTTGTAATGCTGCTTAGTGCAAGTTCATAAATCCAGTTAAAATCTTTTAGTTTCATTGTTTAACCTCCCTGTTTTTATTTTCCCAGTACTTGTTATAGCTGTCTGGGTCGATTGCACAAGCAATCAAAGCTTGTAAAATTTCCATATTCGCTAGTACCTTGATAATGGCGGCAGATGCAGGTACTAACAAACATCCTTCCAGGCTCTTAAAATTGCACTCAGGAACGTCTTTGCAATTCTTTTGGAAAAATGGACACAT